CCATGTTCCGAAACTCCAGCCGGCGCCGGCGAGAAACGCGTACACCAGCACCACTAGCGCTTGTAGGCCTGTGAAATGATCAGGCATAACCCACCCCCGTACGAAATGTACGAAATGTCACCACCTGGCGAGGCGACCGTCTTTCAGATAGGCCTGGCCGTGTCCGAGGGTCATCGAGCCGAGCCACGCGGCTTTGTCCGTGCGATTGAAGTCCACGTCCGCGGTTTTCGGCCGGCCGGCAACCGTGCGAGTTCCCGTTCGTCCGGTGCCGGCCGACGACGGCGATCGACGCCCCATGCCTGGCGCCTGACCGCCGCCCAGGAGATTAAACTCGCGTACCAGTTTTTTCACCACGCCCGAGGCCTTGGCGCGCGCCGCGGTGACGATGAAGCGTACCGCGCGATCGTGATTGCCGGCGTTCATCACCGACTTGTAGTTGTCGGCGTAGCCTTTCGCGGTGTTCACCTGGCTGGCGAGCTCCTCGTTGATGGCTTTCCGGAGCCGGTTGCCCACGTTCACGCTGATCTTTTTGCCGGCCAGCTCAGAGCGCAGCAGCTGATTGATGTGCGCCATCATCTGGGTGTTGACGTCGTTGCGAATGCGCCCGTAGAACTCACGGGTGCGCTCGGTCTGTATCTCCTGGCGCTCGTTCTCGAGCTTGTCGCGTTCGCCCTTCAGTGGATCCGGCGCTTTGGCGCGCGAGGCGAAGTTGCGCAGATCGAGCAGAAACTGCTTCAGCTCGCCAAAGTATTTGCCGATGTCTTCGAAGCGTTCGCCGGCGATCGCGGATTCGAGCGCGTTGACGGTGGCCAGCACGCCGGTGCGATCGAGCGCCTTGTACATGGGCATGGCGAGCGCGCGATCGTGCGCCGCGAGATCGAGCGCTTCGAGCTTCTCGAGTGCCGGCCCGACCAGCGCTTTGAAGCCGTCCGGATATTCTTTCGCCCAGGTTTCCACTAGCACCGGATCGCCTTGCTGGAAACCTTGCTCCATCATGCGGCTGGCTTCGACTTCTTCGGCCATCTCGGCGATGGCTTCCGGACCGCCATGGGTCTCGAGGAGCTCCGCGGCCGAGCGCAATTGCTGCAGGCCTCCGAGCTTGCCGAGCTGCGCCTGCTTGAACAGTGCGTCCGAGATTTGCCGCTCGAGTTGCGGATAGCGTTTCGCGAAGTCTGGATTGGCTTCGCTCAGCTCTCGGATGGCTCTTCGGATTTGGGTGGGAAGAGCCCTGGCGGTTCGTTCGTCGCCTGGTCTTCGCTCACCTTCTCCTTCTTCGCCTTCGGAGCGCGCTTCACCGCTCTCCGAACCTTCCCCTTGGCCTTCGCCTTCGGTTTCTTCGCCACCTTCGCCACCTCCCAACTCTTCTTCTGCGGTGCCTGATCCACCGCCGTCATCTCCGAGCAGACCGAGTTCTTCGCCATCCATGTAGCCTCCTGATGTTCCTGATTACCTGATCTCTACTGCACCGGCGGTGCGCCGTTGGGCTTGGCCGGCGGCGCCGCAGCTCCTGGTGCTGCTGGCGGCGCGCCAGGCAGCATTGGTGGCGGCTCCGCGACGTCGCCGGGACCGAGGGTGATGCCGGCCTCTTTGGCCAGCTGGATCTGGCCGGCCGGCGGCAGATCCTTGAAGTTCAGCGATTGCGACACCGGCTTCTGCGGTGTGGGCTGCGCTTGCGCTTGCTGCGCGGCGAGCGCGGCTTTGTGTTCCTGGTAATGCAGCTTCACATTCGCGAAGCCGTCTTTGTTCTGCTCCGCGGCTTTGATTCCCGCCGGCGTGTTGGCCCAGGTCTTGATCTCGGCCATCTCATTGGCGTGGTCATCGAACTCTTCGTCGATCGGGATCGAGCTTACGAGCGGCGGAATCTTTGCCGCGGCCTCGGCGAGCTTCTGCTGCGCGAGGAGGATCTGTTCCGGCGGCGTGCCGGGCGGCGGCTGCAACTGGCTCATGCCCTGTTGCGCTTCTTGGATCTTCGGATTCGGCAGCGGTGCCGCCTCGAGCAGCAGCATGGTTTCGCCTTGCTGCTTGGCGGCCGCGGGAGCTCCAGGAATAATCAGTTCGGGCAGGCCGGTCTTGTCTTTGGCGATCGCCAGATTCCGCGGGATGGCCAAGATCGCTTGCAGCACCGGATTGGTGGCCGCCGCGGTCATCAACTGCGTCCACACCGAGCGTTGCGCCACCCAACTCTCGGGGAAATTTTCGTCTGTGTCCGGATAGCAGCGGATGTTGCCCTTCAGATCTTCCGGATTGACGTTCAGCTTTTCTTTGACGCCGCCGGCGGCCGGCACTTCTCCGCTCATCGGCGAATTGCGGAACTTCGCAGCGCACTGCACCGCCTGGCGAATGATCTTGGCATAGCTGGCTTTGATATTGCGCCAGGTCAGGCCCACGCGGCCGAGCGCCTGGTCGCGTTGGATCTGCATGCCGCCCATGGTGTCCGGTTGGCCTTCTTGGCCTCCGAACAATGCCGGGAAGGCGCCGCACAGAAACTGCGAGAACTCTCCGAATAAGCTCTGGATATACAAGAGCAGGCCTTCGGCCAACTGGATCTGCGGCTCGACGAAGATATTGCCGGCGAGATCTTTGTCCGGCCGGCGTTTCATTTTCACGTACTGATTCGGTTTGCTGTTCAGCTCCGAGAGCGCTTGCGCATCGATCGCTTCACTGTCCACCCACTTGATGGGGATCAGGTGCATGAAGCTCTCGTGCACCAGGTCCATGCAATCGTTCAGCTTTTCCTGTAGCGGGATCAGCGGCGATCCGAGTGCCGGGCGGTGCATGCCGTCGCCTGGCCGCGAATGCGTGAGCGTCAGGTGATCGTCCATTAGCTCGCGGCGCGCTTCGACGATGCAGTGCCCGACGATGCCGACGTAGCAGCCTTTCGGAAACGTGTCGTACAGCCACTGGCGCTTCGGCTCATCCTCGATCTCGCGATAGAACGCCGGGCGGAACCAGCACAGCTGCTCGGTGCTCAAATAGGTCATCGCGTCGTTGGTCATGTTCGACGGACGCATGCCCATCATGATGGAGGTGCGCGCCAGGCGCGCGTATTCCATCTCCGCGGTGAGCGTTTGCATGGCTTTCAGCTCATCCGCTTTGCGCGGATACTTCGTCTTCATGCGCGTGAGATCGCGTTCGCGGCTGATGATTGCGAAGTCGCAGGCCTCGATGGAGTTCGCCTGCATGGAAAGTTTGCTCTCGAGCGACCCAAGCATCTCGATGACTTCCTGGCCGCGCGGTTTTCCGCGTGGAAAACTTTCCGTTTCTTCGCCGGCTTTTTCTCCCACCTGCGGCAGGTAGGCGAGCTCGTCGGAGATTTCCGATTGCGTTTCGTAGCCGAAGCGCTGCCCATCGATGACGTAGTGCGTGTATGCGAGGCAGCGGCCGTCGGTCCACAGGAAGCGGCACAGTTCTTCCTGCTGCACGATCATGTCGTTCTGCCGCTCGATCAGCTTGCGCGCGTTGTCGGAAGATTCCGACGCCGTGACGTCAGAGGGATTCGTCGGATCGTCAGGCTCAAATCGTACGGATGGTGTGCCGGCCGTCAGCGAAGCGACGATGGTATCGCCGAACGCCAAGTAGATATTGGTCTCTTGATTGTGATCATCGTAAGACTGGCCGCCGACCAAGATAAGCTGCGGCAAGACCCACGCGCCGTTTTTTCCGGGCAGCAGATACTGATTGCCGCGCCAGAAGTAGCGCGCCTTCCACGCGTCACGAACTTCCATGCGATACGACGTGAGATCCCGCTGCGACGCTTTGTTCGCGAGCGTTTTGAGGATGCCCTCTTTGTCTTCGCGGCTGAAGCCGCTATCGTCTTCCTCATCGAGATCGACGCGATCCTCTTCGGTGACCGCATCAACTTCGCAAAGCTCGCCCGGTTCGAATTCCTCCTGTTCTTCCTCGTCGTCTTCCTCGCGCTCATCGCGATCGAGCGGTTCGTCAGCCATGCTTTGCGCTCATGAACGCCAGCGCCAGCCGTGCGCGGTGCCCAGTCTTTCCGGACGCATGCTTTTTCTTTTCCGCGTATGCACGTGTGGACATTCCTGCTCGTTGCGCCGCGGCTTTGAACACGCCCTTGGTGCCGCGGTGCGCGATGCCTTTGGAAACTTTTTGCATCCATCGTTCTGCCACGGTAGGATTCACCTCCTATGCGAGTGATCAGGGACTGGCATGGCAGGATTCTCCCCATCCACGGACACACGCGAAAGCGCGTGATGTCTCCCACTTACCAAACTTGGCGCGGCATGATTCAACGCACGACGAATCCGAAGGCCGCGAACTTTCCGCGTTTCGGCGGCAAGGGCATCAAGGTTTGCGCTCGTTGGCGAAAATCTTTTCTTCACTTCCTCGAGGACATGGGCGATCGTCCACGCGGGATGACACTCGATCGCCGCGATACGCGTAAGAACTACTGCAAATCAAATTGCCGTTGGGCTACCCATCATCAGCAGATGCTCAATCGCAAGAATGTCGGGCGGCCGCGTAAGAGTTAGCCAGCCGGCCGCCGCTCTTGAAACTGCCGCGCCCGGCATACGCGCCGCCGAGGCCGGTGGGCAACGGAATCTTGCGATCGGGCACCACTGCTTCACCCTGGTGCAATTGATATTCGCCGGCGCCAGCTGGTGCGCGAGTGGTGGTGGGCTCGGGCGCCTTCGATCGGTAGAAGCTCAACACGTGCGCGGGAATCACGGTCTCGCCGCCGTGCATCTTGTACACGCCGGTCTGCGGCACCAGTCCGCCCTCCTGGAATCCCTCGACGCGATGCAGCGGCGCATTCACGTTCGCTTGCATCGCAGCGAGATACGGATTGTCACCGCCGCGGCCGCCGCCCAGGTGAATGCCTCCTTGCTTTGGCGCCTTCGGTGCTACCGTCGGCGTGAGGGCCGCGCCGACATCGCCGGCGGGAGACAAGCCGGGCGCTGCGCCTGCGGAAAATTCCGGCGCCGTCGATCCGCCTTCTTGCATCGAGCCTTTCGGATACGGAATGTGATGGCCTTCTTTGCGCGCCATGCCGATCTGGATAGCCGTAGCTTGCGCGGGATTTTTGACGATGGGACCGCCCGGTCCCGAGTGCAGTTTGTGTTCTCGGTACAGTTTCTGAACTTCAGATGCTGGCATTGTTTAGAGCAGTGCGTCCTTGATGCGGCGATCGCGCTGCCGCTTCACCTTGGCCTGATCGTTTTCGTTGTCGTCGAAATCGAGCGAGTCGTCCTGGGTCACGCTGGTCGGCGTGCCCACGCTCAGATTCACGATACGCCCGAGCACCGCGCCATCCGCTCCGGTAAACCACACCTCGTGCGCCGGCACGGCCGGATCATTTAACACCTGAAAAATCTGCGGCTGCAGGATGGTGTAGGGCACTAGCTGCGGATACAGGCGCGCATTCACGCGAGCGACAAACGACTGCGGAAAGCGATTAAACCCGGCGCGAATCATGGCCTGGCTCAGCACCGCGCCGTTGGCGTTGATGTTTTCACCTGTGGACATGAATCGCTCCAGACCGGAAAATTTCTCATCCGTTTCATCGCGCTGAATGTACAGCGTCAGCCCGCCATTGTGTTTGACGTATCTAGCGGTGCTCATCGTTCGAACTCGTTGCAGCAACCTTGCTGTTCGACCAGGCCTTCGACTTCTTCGCACGGCGACAGCGGATCGCGCGGATGGGCCATGTGTTTACAGCTCATGCAGTGGGTGTCGCCTTGGTCGGTGTAGCCGGCTTCGCCTTTGCTGATTTTGGTGATGCGCCAGGTATGCTCCAGACGAGTTGGATGCGGAACACCGTTGACGTACAGTCCACAGACACCTCCAGCGGCGATGTCTCCAGTAACCTCCAAACACTCGCCCGTATTGCGAACGAATTTCCAGCACGCCCCGCAGCGTGCGCCGCCGGCGCGATGGATCGATGCAGGTTTGAAGTAGAGAACCGCGGCTTTGGAATCTTTGTGCTCACTCATCAGTGCCATTCGCAGGTGATCGTCGGCAAGATCAGCAGATGCCCGACGACCAGGTGCTCGAAAACTTTCTGCAGCATCAACATGTGCTCCTCCGGAAGAACAAACACGGCCTCCCATCCGCATTCACACTTACTCGTCAGCACACCGGCCACGGCCGGCGAAAGCGTGATGCGGTGCAGGTTGGTCCACTCCGGAGGAGCCAAAGGATCACCTCATCAAGCCGATGTCTGATCCGCCCATCCCGCCGCGATCTTCGGCGCCACCGGCTTCGCCGGCGACTTCGTAATCGTCCTTGCCCATATCGCCGAGGTGCTCGGTGTCTTCCATGGCGTGCGCGCCGTGCGCGTGCGCTTCTTCGAGCGAACCGTGATCGGCGTGATGCACGTGGCCGTCCTCGTGGTGGGTCACGGAGTGATAGCCGTCGGGCGTCTTGTGCACGTGATGGCTGTGCGCCGGCCCGTGTTCCGCGACCACCTGCTTGATTTCGTCGTGGCCGCCCATCTCATGCACGCCGCCGGATTCGCCTCCGGTGGGCTTGGGTTTCTTCTGGCCTTTCGCCGGCTTCTTGCCTTTGGCCTCGTTGTAGCGATCGACCATCTGGCGATTGCCGCTCATTTTTCCGTCGAAGCTGTCAGCTCCCCGCATTGGTGTCCTCCTCGAGATTGATGTTCAGCTGGCCGGCCTCCACCGCTTTCACCTGGTCGGCTTCGCTCAGGTTGGCCCACTTCCGTTGCACTTCGCGCCACGGCAAACGTGTGCCGGTGGTCAGTTTCTCGAGCGCACCGCCAACGTTCGGACGCTGGTCCGTGCGCGTCACGTATTCGTGCTGCGCCGGCGCCTGCGCCTGGCTCATGATGGCGAGCTCGAGTCGCTCACACTTGCCTTGCAGGAATTCCAGATCCTTGCGCTGCTGTCCCACGATGCGCTCGAGAAGCCGCAACGCGCGTTCAACGCCGGCGCCGCCGATCGATGGTGAAGATCGCGTCCGAGTGCTGCGCTTTGGCCTGCAGCTCGAGGTAGCGGATGTACTTCTGGCTGTTCGAGGAGATTTTTTGAATCTCCCGCTGGTAGCGGACCTCGGCGGGAATTTCTTCGGCGTTGGCATAGCTCATCAGACCGTAGCGGAACGATTCGCAGACGTCGAGATAAAGTTCGTTGCCTTCTTTCGCGGCGTCTTCGATGTTCTTCTCATCGCGCATTAACTTCGGGATGGAGTCGATCACATCCGGACAGTTGTCGAGTACCGCGACACCGTCAGTGTCCAGGAGGGTGTAGCAGAGGCGCCAGCCGTCCACACGACGGTTGTTGGCCCGCTCCGGACGAGGTAGCTGCTGTTCGACGAACACATCACCCATCTTGTCGGCGATGCTGTGGAACTGATCGATCTTGCTGAATCGGTCAGGGGAAAGATATATATAGCTGACATGATCCGGCTTTTCTCCGGTGTGATTCGCCCCGCAGATCTTTTCCGCCACGAGCTGTTCGTTCATTTGCCGCAGTACAAGCTGGCGATAGCAGAGGATCACCGTGCGTCGAGCTTCGCGATCGAGTTCCGTCCGGAGTCGTACGCGGGTCCACCACAGCACCACCGTCGCGTGTTCAAAGCCCCAGTCAATCGACATCCACCGCGGCTGCCAATCCTCGAAGCAAACCTGCTCGAAGCGGACTACGTGGCGCGCGGGATCCCAGTTCTGAAAGAATTGCCCGGCGAGAATATCCCACGAGCCGGGGATCCAGGCCTGCCGCAGGATGGGATCGACGATGGACTCGAGCGTCGCGATGTAGTTCTTGTCATTGCGATAGACGAAATTGTCCGCGTAGGTCGAGTGCACCGCCTGATAGTCGCTTGGATCGTAATTGAGAGCCATCTCGCCGACTGGCTTTTTCGTGATCCACAGTGCTTTGACCCACCCGCTGCCTTTGCCGTTCGGGTTGGTGCCGCCAGCCATGCGCGGCCGCACCGCGTACTCGCGGTTTTCAAACCAATAGGTTTTAATCGGGCAGCGGTTCGACCCTTTGAGGAAGTCCCACTGGCGATATGTGAACTGTGTGAGTTCTTCCCAACCGATGAACACGAACTCCGCGCCCTGGTACTGCAAGAGATCGGCATCGTTCTTGATGTGGCCGAAAAAGAGTTTCGAGCCGTTGTGGAACGTGACGATGTGGCGGCTGGCGTTGTAGCGCCAATAGAAGTGCCGCGGGACCGTCTTCGTGAAGAGATCCTCGATCCCGCCTTTCTCCATCGATGTAAGCGTCCGCCGTACGAGTAGGCAGTTCGCGCCAGGGATCAGCAAACACTGCCCGATCGCTTCCCACAGCAAGCTCGTCGACTTGCCGCCGCCGCGGCCGCCTTCAAACAGCGGATACTTCGAGTCGCTTTCGTGGAACTCGCGCTGCTTCGGTTGCGGCGTGTAGTAGCGCGAGATGTCACTGAATTGGGACATGCCGCGTCACGATCTGGCGCATGTCGAATTCGGGCGCAGTGGTCGACTGCGCCTGATCCTCTGCGTTGATCGGACTCTTCGCCGGCCGGCCGAACATGTAGAAGCACGCCAGCTTGAAGGCGCTGAAGCGGATCTCGGAATTGCGGTGGTGCAGAAAAAACCGCCACTGCTTGATCATCTCGTCTTCCGGAAGATTGTTCTTCAGCAGCACGCGAATCGAGTACGTAGCCCAGTTCGGTTGTCCTGGCGCACGGCCCGAGCGCGGCACTTTGGCGTGTCCCGGTTTGAAACTGCCACCTGATTTTCCCACTTACAATCCTCCTACGTTGGGCGACTGCAGCAGCTTGGCCCACATCGTTCCTGGTCCACCGGTAAACGCGGTGGTGTTCACGCGCGCGAAGCGTGCGTTCTGCGGCACCGTGCCGATGATCGATCCGGTCAGCGTGGTCTGCGAAGTGCCAACGATGGTGTACTGCGCGTCGACATCATCGACCGCGGTTTCCAGTTGCAGCGCGACCGTGGCCGCCGTGCAGGCCCACACCATACTGAGTAACTGTCCGCCGGCGGGATCGAGCGCGAACTGCAAACCTTTCCCGACTACGGTAGTTTCGCCGACGTCGGTCATGATCTGCACGACCTGGCCGCCGTCAGGCGTTTGCGTGAAGGTGGCGCCGCCGGTCGAGTAGCCGATGGTGCCGATGCCTTGCGCGTTGATGGTCACGGCAGTGAGTGCGACCGAAGCCACGTTCACGCCGGTCGCGGTGCCAGTGACATTCACGAGCGCGCCAACCGCGGGAATATTTCCTTCCACCATCTTGACGTTGAGCACCACGGCGCCGGCGGTGTCAGTGACGCCGGTGATGTACATGCGCGCCGGCTGCTGTCCAAGCGGAAAGCTGCCCCAGGAATACGACGGCAGTCCGATGGTGAAGCCGCGGCGCGGGGTGATACTGGGCGGAACGGTCACGAATGGCGGCATGTCATCCTCCTGGCCCTTGCGGACCTGCCGGCCCACGCGGCCCAACCGATCCTGGCGCGCCTTGCGGACCGAGATCGCCCTTGGGACCAACGGCGCCGCGTTCGCCTGGCAAACCTTGCGGACCGCGTTGCCCGGTTTGTCCTGGCGGCCCTTCCGGCCCACGATCGCCTTTTTCTCCCGAGGCTCCGGTGTGGCCAGTCGCGCCGGCGGGACCGGCGGGACCAACGGCACCTCGATCACCGCGCAAGCTCTTCCACTGGCCGCTCGGTGCCAGCATGCGCACATCGCGCCCGACGAACCACAGATCGCCCGGCTTGGCCTCGCGCGGCTCTTCTTCCTGCTCGAAGGTTTCCATCGGACCGCCTGGCAATCCGCGTTCACCTCGCGGACCAGGCGTGCCGGCGGTGCCTTCGCCAAGCTGCGCGCGAATTCCGTGTGTATCCACGGCGTAGATCTTTCCATCGAGTGCGCGATAGATACGCAGCGCGCCGTTCTCGGGCGCCGGCGGCGGCGGAATAGCTTTGAGGTCGATGCAATCTTGGAAGCTCATACGGTCCACGTCAGCAGCGGCGGCGTTTGTGTCGACGGTGGCTGCAGCGCCTGCCACGCTGCGAGCAGCAGCGGCGTCATGGTGTTCTGGTAGAGAATCGCGGTGGGCTGGTTGATTACCTTGAACCAGGTGGTCACGACAACGGGCACACCGTCGACAGTGGCGTTCACGACCACGGCCGGATCGGGATTGCCGGCCGTCGGTCCGGTGGTGCCTGGCGGCAGAATCTGCTGGCTGGTGATGACGTAGGTGTGCGCCATTTTATTCTTCCGTTCCGCAACACGTGACGCGCACGTTTCCGGCAGTGAGCGCCGCGGACAAATTCACGTTCAGCACGTTGTTGATGGTCGACGAAAGAATGCCGTTGCCGAGATCGGTCCAGCCGGAATCGTACCATCCGGCAAACACCGTGCCGGCGGTGGTGGGCACGAACAGGTCGTGCGCGATGTTGACGGCCACGGCGGCATCCTGAAACGAAATGGTCAGCACCGCGCCGGCGCCGAGCGTGGCGTTTTCGGTGACCATCACGCGGTAACGCATCAGCCGGAATTTCTTTCCAGCCGTCGGCGTCCACACCGCGGTATTGCCCGAGGCGGTGGCCTGCGCCGTCTTGAACGTATTCGGCGTGCGCAGCATGTTCATCACGTTCGTGCCGACGGATACGCCCAGGCCCACGCCTAACCAGCCGGTCACGATGGCGCTTGCATTGTTCATGCCGATCGGCATGTAGCAGGTTTGCGCATCCGCGATGCCCGACCCGGACATCAAGGCGGTAGGCACGGGAGAAGTCGGAAAAGCACCGACAACCTGAATGCCGATCTGCGGCGGCTGGTTGCAGGCCGTGACCGCGAGTTCCACGGTCGGCGTGTTCGCCGTGTTGTTGGACATCTGGATCTTCCAGTAGCGCTGCCGGATGGCCAGAACGACCTGAAATTCGCCGGGGTTCAGGGTGTTGTTCGCAAAAATCGTGTTTTGCGTGTTCGTGTTGCTGGTATCGTCGGTGGCGAATACGACGAGCGCGCTACCCATGGAGATGGCGCCGCTGTTGTTGGATTGGGAGATCTCGAGGAACACCGTACCGTCGAGCGTGGTGTCGTTCCATCCTGAATCGAAATACGGCGAGGTATTGCCGGGAATCGCCGCAGGCCCGAAAAGAATCGAGCCGGATTTGCGGATGCGTTCGTTCAACGCGTTCGAGGTGGTGCCGAGCGGATTGGTGCCATCAAACAGTTCCACAGGCAGAGCGGCCGCGGGAGTCGCGGCCACGGTGTTGCCCGCGACCTGCGTGACGTTGACCGCGCCACCGCCGCCGCCCGATCCGGTCGTGCGGATCTCTTCTGTGGCGTCGACGGTGATGCGCAGCGCGTTGGGAATCGAAGCCATCAGAGTGACGGTTCGACGGTGTAGTAGGCGGTGATGTGCAGCGTGCCGTTGCCGGTGGTGGGATTCGCAGTGGCTTTGCCGATGTTCAGCGGCGCATTGTCTTCGGTCGGCGGATTGCCGGCGGTTCCGGTGATGCCGGCGCCAGCCGCGGAGGCCAGGAAGTCCAGCATCTGCGTGCGACGATTCGGCGCGGTGGTCACCAGGATGATGTTGTTATTCGCGAGCGCGGCCGAGATGTTGGCGCCGACGGTGAACGAAATGGCGCCGCCGCCGCCGTCCACATACGCCGCCGCACCGGCGAGCATGCGCAGGATCAGCGTGCGCGGCACGATCATCCAGCCGGTGATGCCAGGCGCCGGCACGATGGTCACCGCGGTAGTGAACAGCGCGAGAATCTGCGCGGAGGTCAGCGTGACGTCGGCGACTTGCAAGCCAACCGATCCTTGCGGACCTACGGCAAAGTCAGGGCCAGCCTGGCCGCCTATAAAATTCGGATTCAGCATCGGGGTCAATGCAGGTGCAAACGGTGGTGCCATTCTTTTTTCTCCTTATCGATCGGTGACCAGTTCGAGGACCACGTAGCCTCCGGAATTGCGCGGCTCCCACCACTGCGTGACACGCGCATACAACTTCGCGGACGTGAAGTGCCGGCGCTTGCCGGTGCCGCGCGCGCGCAGCGTGAGATCCCGGCCGTGCATCGTCAAAGCCTTCTCGATGGGAATGCGGCCGATGAAGAATCCGTAAGCGTCGAATAGTGGAACGGTGGGAGACACTTCAGGCGTCCTGTTTTCTCCGCATGTTTCGCCCCGCGGAGGCCCATGTAGGGTAGGCGCCTGATGACCTGATGACTCGAGAGATTAAGCGTTGTCTGGATCGCGCGTCAAGGTCGGCACGTACGAGACTTGCGTGTTCTTAAACCGCCGGCTCGGCACGGAGGCCTCCTGGATGAGCTTGGCGCCCTGGTGCGCGTCGCATAAACTCCCGCCGGCCTTGCGGATGCGATGCTTCGAGCACATTGGCAGAGTGCAGCCAGGGAACTGGCAGCGATGGATCCCAGGCATCGCGCACTTATAGCAGCTCGGATCGCCTATCGGATGAAATATGCGCGGCTTCGACTGCTGCGCTTGCGGAATCCAGTTGCGCGTGGGTCGTTTCGTTTTACTGCCGCGGCGTTTCATCGCCAGTACACCACGGTTGAGTGATGCTGGCCTTCGTGGCCGTCGACGAGATCGCACTCGAGCTGCACGGGCACGCCATCGATTGTGGCTTCCCAACGTTCCGTGCACTTCAGCTGCGGATGCGGATCTTCTTTGGGCGTAGTCCAGCCGCGGCCGAGGCCCAAGCGATCGCGGATGATGCGCAGGATGTCACTCATGGTCCACCCTCCACCCGGCGCACCGATTTGTAGTCACCGCTCTCGATCTGATCGGCGATGCGATCGATGTTCTGCTCGACCGAGAGCCGGCCGAAGCGGATGGCGTTAGCAATCTCGCGCGCGGTGATCGAGGCGCCCAGGATCCAGCCGAGCCCGAGAGCGCCGGCCAGCAGCAAGAAGGAAATAAAAAAGAGGAATGCGCTCATGGCTTGCTCTTGTTGCGATGCGTCGGCGTGCGGCCGATGTCGTAGACCTTGCGCAGCACCGCATCGCGCAGATCCTCGGCGAAGTCTTCGCAGGCCTGGCGATCGGCAGCGTCATCGAGCTTGTGACTGAAGATCAGCACCTGTGTGCGTACGAAGTCGGCGAGCTTGCGAGAAGCGACTTTGAATTCCATGTGCTATGGTGAAGACGGCCGTGGCGCAGCGACGAGTTACTTCGATGATCACGCCAAACGATCCTCGGCGCGAACGTTCCCGGCCGTCTCCCTCCTCTCAGTTGGTCTTCGCAGTCACTACCGGATCGGACGTAGCGTCATACGGTGACGGAAATGCGCCGCCACCTCCACCACCGCCTGGACCTGGTGCGCCGCACGGTCCACCGCCGCTCGAGCACGGCTGGCCGGCCTGGCCGACGATGTAGTCGCCGGCCTTGGCGATCAGATAGCCGAGGATCCCTTCGCAGATCGGACCGCACGCTTTCGGTGACGCCGGCGCGATCGAGAATGCCGATCCGCCGCCGCCGCCGCCAGGCTCACTCGGAACGCCGTGCAGGCTGACGAGGATCCATACGATCGGAACCATCGACAGCATGAACAGCAACGACATACCAACGATTGTCTTTCGGTTCATTGCGACTTCTCCTTTCGAACAGTTGACTGGGGAGCTTTCATCGCGGTACAGCCTTTAGCAAACGATAGTAGCGGTGCGCCGTATTCAGATCGAAACCGTATTTCCGCGCAATCACGATGATCGCGCCGATGCGTCGCTCGAGTTCGTCGGCAAGCGCGGCCCCGATGCGTTCTGCTTCACGATCCATTTCTTTCGACAAAGCAAAAGCGCGCCGTGGATAATGCCCGTCGTCAAGCAATTCCGCGAAGCGCCAGATCATGCGTTCGTAGCGGGTGATGCGCAGCTTATTCACGTCGTCCTCCGCTGCAGATTGTCCGCCTGGTTCCACCACTCGAAGTACGCACGCGCAGTCTGACACGAATGGTTGCCGTGGTGGCCAGGATCTTTCGTGCAGCGCACCTGGAAGATCCCGACGCGTTTGCGCTGCGCCGGCGTGAGCTCCTCGAGCTGCTCACGGCCAGGGCGCAGCATCAGCACGCCGCAGATGGGCCGCTTATCCATGCTGTTCGTCCCACGTTTTCGCCGGCGGTTGTTTGGCGATGAACTCGAGCAGCATCTTGATCATGTCCTCGCGGTCGGCGTTCGATACATAGGTCATCTCGCCACGCTCGCCGAAGCTGAACAGAAACAGCGCGAAGCCCCACTTCTCGCCGGCGAATTTTTTATTGTTCTGTGCGGTGGCGCGACCGAGCGCTGCGGCGATGTCGCGCGCAGTCTGTTCCATCAGGCGGATGCGTTCCGGATCGACGGGATATTCTTTCACGGCTCACTTCCTTTCCCGCTGGAGCGCGGCGCGTGTACGCTCGCACAAATCACATCCACACGACCACATACCGCGACCTTCAGGACTGTGCCCACCGTCCAAATATTCTTTCAGCAAGTCCCGCAACTCCCCGGCTGGCTGCGTTGGTGCGGCTGCAGCCCACACCGGTTCTGCCGTGAACTCGATCTCCACAAGATTTTCTCCTTGTGTCGGCACGTCGTGGAAAAAGATGGTCGCTTTCATTTCGATCGCTCCTTCACTGCCAGCTCGAGCTTTTGAATCGCCTGGCGCATGAGCTCGAGCGCATCGAGCAGCTTGTCGCTACTCGCCGGCGCGCGTGGAATCTGCGCACGCGGCACGCCGTTGCTTTTCTCGGCCTGGCGCTTCTTGCAATTGTCGAAGTGCGCCTGAAAGCGATCGTTGCCGAGATCCTCCATCGGCATCGGTTTGTCGTTGTGCGTCTTCCACCACACGATCGGCGCGCCACAATGTTTGCATTCCGCCTCGGTCTCGCGGCGATAGCCGGCGGCCTCGAGTAGCTTCGCGAATTGTGGTAGTGCGGGATTGATGCTCATTTCGGTTTCTCCTTTTCGTCGGACAGATGGAATAGATCGTTACACCTTTTTCGCGGGGAAATGGTGCGCACGCGCTGTCGTGGCCGCGGCGCCAGGCGGCAGTACTTGACGTGGCGTTTCAGCTCGTGGAGGGGCAAATCTCGTCGTCGGCACCAAGGGCAGAAGACGTCCATGTCAGCGTTCCGAAGCCGGCAGTTTGGGGCAGGTAAAGCGGATGTGCGCAAGGATCTCTTTGGGAGGATCAGTAGGACGGGGTTTCTTGCCACACCAGGGGCACTGGGGCTCGGGTAATCGCCATCCGGAATCATTGGGGTAGTGCTGCCGAAACCAGCCTTCTACGAGCTTGCTGTGCATGGATCCTCCTGATCGGACCAGGCCGCAACTTCTCTCGGAAAAGCCGCCGCTCATCGAGCGAGAGCGGCTTTTCCCGAGCTCGAGGGGTGTGAGGCGCCTCTCTCATACCTTTTCTCTATAGGTGTGAGACCTGAGACCCCCCCCCTCTCACACCCGGGTGAGACCCCCGTGTGAGACCCCTTAAAGCCGGCGTGCCTGGGCGCGATAGCGTTGCATCGAGCTCTTGCCGATCCCTAGGCCGAATTCCGCTTGGAACCGCTCCATCATTTCCATGCACGACATGTTGGCGTCGCGCTCGAAGAGTTTCTTCACTAGCACGACGCGATCGTCCTTCTGTGCGGCGCGATCTTCGTTTAATTGATTGGGCCGTTCTTCTTCCCATTTACCGCAGATCCCTGGCTCTTTGTGTAACGCGAAGTCGTGCTGCTCATCGATCGCTGGCCGGCCGCGCAATTGAAACGGACCGACCGGCTCGAAGTTGGCCGGCTTGAGATTCTGTACGTGTAAAATATTTTCGTGCTGCTCCATCTGGAAGACGCCGTGCGCGGTGCCCACGAGTGCGCCGAGGTCTGCGGATCCGCGCATCATGTTTTCGAGCGTCATCTCCTGCGCGCCGCGTAGGTTCTTTGGCGAGTGATGCGCGAAGACCACTAGTTTGGCGCCGGCGCCGAGTAGATTGAAGATGTCCGTGGCCAGGCCTTTCTGTACGTCCGCGGCACTGTTCTCGTCGCCTTCCAGGAAGCGGATGGCGGTATCGAGGAACACTGGACAATTCTTGCAGCTCTCGAGCATGCGCGGATCCTCGAGCTTGACCATCGGACCTTTGGAAAGCGTGCGCACCAGTAAGCGGCCTGCGAGCGCGTAGTCGTAGAGTCCTAACAGAAGCAAACGATGCTTCAGCACTTCGATGGTCGCTTCCGGAATGAGGTAGACGACGTGCTCGAAGCGCTCCACCACATCGAAGATGCCCCACAATTTTTCGCCCGGTCCCTCGAGAAGTTTCTTGGCCGTCGACAACATCACAAACGTTTTGCCGTGCCCGGCCAGGCCGGCGATCGCGTTGGCCATATTGTTCTGATAGAAGCGATCGATCGCAAAGGTCAGCGGCTTGGTGGTGTCCCACTCTGCGCGCGTGTGATAGATCTCGCGCGCCAGCAATTGATTCCAATCGATGGCCTCTTTGTCGACGTACTCGAGGAACGCCTCGCGGCTGAATGGCCACTCGCTGACGTCTTTGATGCCTTCCGGTAACCGGCACATGCGCACACTCTTGCCGGTTTTCTTTACTCCCGAAGCGATGGTGTCGCCGTGTGGCAGGCCGGCTTTGTCGTTGTCCGGAATGATCACTACGTGCTTGCCGCGCAGCATCTCGTTGAACTCTTCGCGCCACTTGCCGGCGCCCATGGGATTGGTGGTGGCCACCAGGCTGAACTTGTCGCGCATGGTGAGCACATCTTTTTCGCCCTCGACGACATACACCGTTTCGGCTTTACTCACCGCAGGAAGATTGAACAGCACCAGGCGCACACCCTGGAGATCCCACTCCCAGTCGCCGTTTGTGCCAGGCCGGCGCTGCCGGAAATCTTTCGGCTCGTAGCGCACCGACTCGAATAACTTTTTGCCGCGTTCGTCTTCGTAGCTGTAGGTGGCTACGATTTTCTTCGCCGGCATCTCGATCGGCGGTGGCGGCGGCGGCATCTTGTGCGGCTTGGCGTGCCCGTTCGGTCCGTGCGCCGGCTCATCGAAGAACAGTTCGCGCTCCTCGAGCGCGAGTGCACGGCAGAGCTCCGCGAGCGTACAACCGGCGTGACATTTCAAGAGCACGCGATCGTGCGTGGCTCGAGCACTGAAACTTTTATTGCGATCTCCGTGGGCGTGGGCGTTGTGATTCGGACACGAGCTAGTGAACTGGTCGGAACCTTTCCACTTCACGCGCTGACATCGATCGGCAATGACTGCCAGTAGACCTTGCAATGCCCCTCCTTACAAGGGAGCGAGGAGCGATGTGTAAGGCACCGCTCCCCACAAAACCTGGTGTCTTGAGTCACCAGGCGCCAGCTTGCCGAAGGCTCGGCAGGCCGAACTCTATGTCACCGGCCGTTCATGCGCCAGTGATATTCACTTCAGGTTTTCCACAACGAAACGGTCGCCGTTGCGGATCACCAGGTAGCGCTGTCCGGTCTCCGGATCGTACAGCTTGCAAGCCAACATCTGCCAACTGTCGTCACGCACGCAGCCGTAGAAGTGCAGGCTCTTTTCGTCGGGTACTCCGATCGGAACGTCCGCGCGCAGGTGCAATGCCAGAAATGTCGCCCAGGTCAGGAGCGCCAGGGTCACCAGGAACAGCAGCGCTAACCATTGTCGCTTCATCGCACACGCTCCCGGCCGACGATCTGCGCACTGAAAGCCTTGCGGCACTCGTCGTTCGAACAGAAAAACACCTCGATGATCACGCCATCCGGAAAGTCCTGGCGCAATCGGTGCAATGTGAGCGGATCCTTCCCGCAGTAGGGACACACCGCGAAGATGATTTCCGGCTCAGGCTTGGGGGGTGTTGACATCGATCTGCTCGATTCTCGCACCACTGGCACCGATCAAGAGCATCGCGAAGTACCGAGCACGATCGTTCTCGATCTTGAACCAGCGCAGCGTTCGGCCGAAGTCCACCAGCACGAACTTGCCATCGCCGCGGACCTTCAAGTCCTCGTCATTCGGCCAGGGCTTTTGCAGGTCCGCATACAGTTCGTTACGGAAATCGTCAGAGAGTGTCGTGATCAGCCGGCGGATCTCCTGAAGCGTCTCGAGGTCCGTCATGAGGCCACCGCCCGGCTGTGCTCTTTCTCTTCGCGGCGCACCACCACGCCGTCGATCGCGGCCTTGAATCCGAGCGCCTCGACCACCTTGCGGATCTTGGTCTCGTCGGGCGAGCACAGCTCGCGCGGCACAGCGTCCGGATCCACGATGTCGAACACAAAGCGCTCGGTGATGTACATGCCTTCTTGCTTCGGCACCGCCGGCGCCGAGTTGAGGATCGGTGGCGGCACGCTGATGGCTTTCTCGCGGAAGAGCTGCGCAGTCTCGTGATCGCCGCTCTGCTCGGCCACCTTCGCCGCGGAGAGTAGCTCACGCTTGGACTGCTGCTGCAACGCACGCTGCGCAATGCGATCGCGCTCGGCTTGGGCAGCTTCCTGCTTTTGGCGGAACACCGCACGTAGGTTAAACAAGCGCTGTTTCTCGCTCTCGAGCGGCTCGAGTTGCGCCTTCTTGAACTTCACGCCGAGCTTGTGCAGCTTGTCGAGCGCCTGCACAAACGGCGTGGCCACCGCTTCGATCCACTTGGTCGCTTCATCGAGCCGCGGGATGATTGCGCCGGCGGCTAGAAAGTGATCCTCGCTCGTGATCGCCTTGATGCTGCGCGCCTGGTTCAACACCGGCGCACAACGCTTGGCGATGGTGGCCTCTTGCGGCGCGATGGGCATCTCCCACCGCACCTTCTCAATGGCTTCGGGCTTCTTTTCTTTCATGCGTTCTCCTTTGTGTACATGGCATCGAACTGCTTCTTCCAGGTGCTCACGTACAGCAAGCTCGTGAATACGTAGAAGTCGGACTTCTCTTCGAACATACTGATCTTCGGCAGACCGCTCTCGCGCAACTGCAGCGCCACGCGCTTCCGCGCCATGAACCGCGCCAGCGGCGCCGCCCAACGTTTGTGCTCCAGGCCGGCGGCGTAGCCGGCCAGCTGCACGCCGTGATGCGGATAGATCGCACCGATCTTCAGATCGAGCACCGTTTCGCTGCCATCGAGGATCCCGGCGCAATCGATCTGCATGCCGTACGGCATAGCATTGATGGTCGCCACGGTCTGGAACTCAGACAACTCCGGCGTGAAGTTCATTTTCTCTTTGAACAGGATCCAGCTGTGCAGGTAGGGCTTCACTCGTTTGTCGTAGCTGCCGAGCTTGCCGATGTTGTGGAGGTGGCAGGCGAGATGCACTTCGCGGCCGAGCTCCGAGCGCCGCTCGAGCACGTCCGCATTGACGCGCGCGAACGGCACCAGGCCTCCGGTCGCCAGCATCCAGGTGCACGCCGGCACCACCCGCGTGCCGACGCTGTATTCGTGTGCACCAGGATCGAAACTGAACGCCGAACTCATAGCACGATCCCTTCGGGCATCTCCGCATCGCGCAGCTGATGCACGTGGAAGCAGTTCGGATGGCTTTTACGCGGCAGCACGATCGCGCCGTTGAATTCGCTGCCGGCGCCGGGAACGAGATCGTACCAAGCGGTGAAGATCTCATCCCAGGTCGGATAGCGATGCGGACAACTGACGCTGATGTGCCAGAGGCCAACTTCTTTCGCCACACACACGGTGGTGTCGCCCCACTTGTACCACTTGGCATTGTCACCAGTGCCCGGCAGGTGCGGCAAACGCACCTCCACCCATTCGGCTTTGCGCAGGCGAATCACGGCTTCGCTTTCACCAGCTTCAGCACTTCAGCGTACTGCGATTCGCGGATGGCGCCGACGGTCGAGACCTTGAAGGCGGACTTCAATCGCGACTGCACCTGGTCGATGGTCCAGCCGGCGCCCATGGCGATGTTGTAGATCTCCGTCTGTTGCTTGGTCGAGATCAGCTTGCCGATGTTCGGCGCCGGCGGGATCTTGGCCTTGGGCACTCCCGTGGCCGGTTCCTTCGGCGGCTTTTTCTTTTCGCGCGGCGGTTTGTCCTTGCTGCCGTCCTGCTCTTCCGCCTCGGTGGTCGGCTCGATCGGCGCCGGCCCGAGCGAGAAGGCCTCGGCCGCGGTCGAGGTGCCCTCGCGGATGGCGTTGTAGATTCCGCGCAGCGTCACCAGTTCGTCTGCGCCGATCTTGCTGACAGTCTTCACCCCAAGCACCTGAAGGATCGCTTCTTCGGGAACGTCCAGCTTGGTGAACGCGGCGAGCGCTTGCTTGCGCCGCTCCGCGATGTCCTTCTCGGCCGGCTTGGCATTCTCGAGCGCTTTCTCGTATAGCGGCAGCCAGAACATTTTCGGAATACCCTTCAGCACCGCGTTGCGGAAAGCAATTCCCGCCGCCGCGGCGCCGGTGGTGCCGATCATGTCGTCGTCATAGCGCGATCCGTCTTTGCGCGTGATGCGCCGTTTGATCTCAAAAGAGATCGCTACGTTGGTTTCCAGATCGTGGAACACGCCCTGGCTGACCACCTGCTTTTCTTCGGCGCCGAGTACGCGCGCGCCGATGCGGCAGTTGCGCCAGTTCTGTCCGATGATCTCCGCAAAGCGCACGCTCGGACCTTCAATGAGCTTTCCGCCGCGCGGCAGTTTGTAGAACATGGTTTCGGAAATTTCCTGCGAATAGGTGACCATCTGCGCAGCGCCTTGCTGGAACTGCACCATCGATCGCGGGAATTGTTTGGCGGTGGAGATCTGCAGATCGATCTCCGCCTTACTGATCGCCAGCAGATCCGTAGGTGCTACCACTTCGAGCATCGAGCTGCCGGCGCCGCCATCGATGACGGTGGCCACGGCTTTCTTTTCGGGCATGAATTCTCCTTTCAAAAATCCATCGCCAGGAATAAGGGGAGCAGCAGCGCGGCGATATACGGCAGCAGCACCCAGACAACGTCACTGATTTGAGCGAAACATAGCGGCTTCTTTTTTCTCAAAGTACTCCCGCAGGATCTCGATCACCGTCGGCCCGAAGCCGCGGTCTCGAGCTGAGGCTTCCGCGCGCAGCAGCCGGTACATTCCGCGGGGAATGTACAAGGCTACCTGCCAGCGGTTGCGCACCTTATCCTTCTTAGCAATTCTCAAGGCATCCTCCTGGCAGCCATCATATCAGAGGAATCCCAGAGCTTCCCAGAGTTATCTTCGCCTTACTTTCGGTATTGTATTCGTCTTAGATTTATCTGAGAATAGGAGGGTAGTCAGTCCGACAGGAAAGGAGCAGTCATGACCCGTGAGCAGCAACTGGAGCTGGAGCGGGATCTCACAGAGATCGAATGCGAGCGCTGCGGCTATTGGCCGTGCGTTTGCGGCGATCCGGAATTCGAGACCGCACTCAGCCAGGATCTTTCGAAAGCCGAGGAGGTTGACTGAAGTGGCTCTGATCGAAAAAGCTCTGAAGAATCCCATCGCCGGCGTCCGCACGTTCCACGTGGACTCCGAATCCACCACCGACAAGTACATCGTCGTCGAAGTGAAGCGCGACGGCCGTACCACCTACTATTGCAACTGCGGCGACTTTTTCTACCGCAAGCTGCCGTTCGTGGGCACCAATTTGTTCTCGCTCTGCAAGCACGGGCAGGCGGTGAAAGACGCGGTGTCCAAGTGAAAGGCTCCGCACGCATCAACCTCAACCTGGACCGCGAGCGCTACCACACGAAGAAGGAAGAGCGTGAGCACTTCGCCGGCTTCGGCAAGCTCGTGGATCTCTGCCGCAACCTGAAGCGCAGCCAGCTTCGCTACTCTGTGGTGTTCGCGAACCAACCGCACGGTTGGGTGGCCACGGTGAACTGGAGCCGCCCGTGAAACACGCCTTCGTGATCCAGAATCGCGAAGGCCGCATCGTGGGTCAGGCCGAACGTCTGACCCGCGGCGCGGCCACCCGCCGCAACAATTCCTTGCGCAAGGACGGTCAACCGTTCCGCTATGTGGAAGTGGCCAACCTGAACAGCATCCATCCGAACTTCGGCGGCGTCTGCAAGGATTGCGGCGCCGGCACGTTGAACAACCGGGTCGCTCCCGCCTTCGTCCGTGATGAACAAGCGCACGCTTTCAAGTGCCTGACGTGCGGCTCGTTCCACGTGGATCTTACTGGAGAGACACCATGAGCTACACCATCGGAGATCGTTTGAAGTGGAAGTGGGATGCGCGCAGTCCGTTGTGCGCCGGCCGCAAGGCCAAGGTCACCGCTTCGCGCTACTGGGGCCTGCACGTCGACTTCGAAGATGGCCAGTTCCCGTTCGATCGCTGCTTGTTCTTTGAGCGCGATTGGGCGGCCGACCTGGAGTTCTACGTCGGCGCCGAGGTCGTTCAGGAATACAGCGGCCAGTGGCGCGCCGTTTACCACGGCGACGAAGAAGCCGGCGACCGCCACGGTTGGGGATCGAACGCCGAAGAAGCGCTGGCCGAGCTCGGCGAGAAACTCCTCGAGCGCGTGGATGACCGCCTGTACGACCTGGTCAACGCCGGCGAAGTCGACGACGACGTGTTCACGGAGATCGATGGCTTGGCCTATCTGCCGTTCTGACGTTGCCGTGCCGCCGCTTCCCTGGAAGCCGCGGCGAAGTAACGACAGTCCGAAAGGAGAAGTTGGGATGAATATAGATCAGGTGAGGGAAATCCAGAAGCAAGCGCTCGCGAGTGCGGAACTGAAGATCGGCAACGATCGTCTGCCATCGCTCACGATCGCGGTTCTCTGCGAGCTCGCCCTGCAACTGCGGGAGATCGATCACAGTCTGAACGCGATCTCTTCCGCGGTGGATGAGGTGGGCGCATGAGCTTCAACGTGGAAGTGATAGCCGATAGTTCCGGCCAGTGGGTGGGCAACGGCTTGTTCTTCGCGACCGAGCAGGAAGCGAACGACTACGCCAACGACCTGTTTTGCCGCTGGACCGCAGTCCGTGAAAAGCGCGTGGTGACGTCCGAAGAGCCGGCGAATTACTCGTTCGCCGGTTTCCGCCTCGCAGCCATCGAGAAGAAGAGAGGTGAGTGAAACATGGGGATTCGCATCGCGAAGTTCGAAGGCGAAGACAAGTGGATCGTGTTCCAGAGCGTGACCGAGTCATGCTATGAACCGATCTTCTTCGACGAGCTCTCCGCTTGGCTCTTTGCGCATCACTACGAACAGATCGGCCTGCAGCACCCCGATCATCGTAGCGATCGCGAGTTCAAGGTGGGCGAGGAGATCATCAGCTTCGTCCGCGAAAGCTACGGCGGATCCGATGACTACGCCGAGACCGAGTTGTACCTCGACGAAGTCGCGGACGTCACGCAGCTTCTCAGCCGCGGCGACGAGATCCTGGCCGAGCTCTACACCGCGTTTCTCGAGCACCGCTTGACCGGCATTCCGCCGGCCGTGCGCACCGCACCGCAGGAGAGCGACTAATGAACTGGGCGCTCTTTTTCCTGTTCGCCACACCGTTCGTGCTCTGGTATCTCGCCGATGCCAGAGCGCGATCGCGCAATCTGCGAGGTGGCAAATGAACACCGGCCCACGCAAATTCCGTCTGGTGCTCGAGCGCGAGGATGGCAGCTGGATCGACAAGATCGAATTCAGCTGGTCATCCGGCGGTCTCGGCCAACGCATGTTCGAAGCCGCGCTCCAGATTCTGGAGACCGACCGCATCTGCGAGGACCATGATTGGCACACCCACCGCTGCATCCAATGCGACCGCGTGACCGACACCAAGTGCTGGTGCGATCACCCCAATCGCAATGGGACTTGCTCGAGCCGCTGCCAGGCCGCGGCCGATCTCTGAAAGGAGGAACGATGACTACGCAAAACGACCAAGGTCCACGTGTTCATCCTCGATCCACGCGCGATCGTCGGCGTGGCGCTGATGGTGAAAGACGCGGAGGGAAAGGAAGTGGTCGCGATGGCTTCGCCGATTCAACCGCTTCGTCCGATGCCGGGCGATCGGCTGACCATCGTGTTCCAGGCACCGAAGTAGAAGTCTACTTAAATAGAAAAAGCCGCGGATACCTCGAGCGAGGTCCGCGGCTTTTCTTTTTGGCGCGTGCGGAGCGAGAAACTTATTTGTGCTTGGTCGGCGACGGCGCTGGCGTGGTCGGCTCTAGCGTCGTCGGCTCGTGTGCCGCGGCAGCGGCGGCGGCCGCCGGCGGCGGTGGCGCTGCGGCGCTGAGCGTGCCCGGCGTCGCGCCGGCTACGATCGTGGAATCCGTTTGCACGTAATCCTCGCTAGCCCAGTATTCCTTGGGCACCGGCTGCGGCGAATCCGGCACCGCGAGCTCTAGCAGCACGCTGCCCTTCACGATGTCTTTCACCGTGCCGGTCAGCTTCACCACATCTCCGATTGCGAACATAGGTTCCTCCTCGAAAAAAATCGGGAGCAGAAGGTCCGACACCCCTGCTCCCTGTCAGCTCACGCCATGTGTCTGAAAGGAGAAAGACACGACGAAAGCGTACCACGAAACCCTGGCGGCTCCGATCGCGCGGTATGATAGAATCTAAGACGAAAGGAGCAGCCATGACCAAGGTCAACATCAAGGGACTGGCGCCGCCGGATCACCCGATCTACAAGGAAGGGTGGTCCATCTCGGTCGGCCCTGGCGCGGTGACGGTGAAGCCGCCGAAGGCGCCGAAGCCAGCTCCTCCGAAGAAGAACTCTGGACGGCGCTAAGGCGCCGTTCGGAGTCTCCCGCGAATCCTCCCGAAGTACTTCTCCATGATCTCGGCGATCGCCGGCCGGTACACGTCGCGCACGCGATGCAACGTGCCCGGCGCGCCCGACTGTTGCAGCCGCGCCAGGTATTCCTGGCCGCGCGGATTTTTCGCCCAGTCGTTGCCGAGGAAGTGCACCTCTGCGCCGCCGTGCCATAAGTCCACTTCCGGAATGCCCACCGCTTCGCCGGCGAGCTTCGCGGCGTTCGCCGCGCGCGTGAGCTGTGCCGGATCCGCGAGCCCCAGGTGCCCGCCGACCTTCAGAACGCGAATGCCTACGCCGCCGTTTGGATAACGCACCGGCTGGAAGCCTTCGGCCTCCGGAAAGGCAGTACGGAACGTGTTCCAAAATTTTTCGATTACCCCGCGATCGAGCATGCGATTCGAACCGACTTCGTTGATCTGCAGCCAATGATCTGGTCCCGAATACAACGGCCTCGAGAGCACCACCGCGTCTTGCTGCAGCAGATAGCCGATGGCGTTCGCAGCACGCGCCGCGGCCGCCGGCGAGCCGAGCACGTCGACCACCCCGGCCGGCGTCACGTTGCC